CCTCAGAAGAACTTCTTGGTGTCATTTTGAATGAAAAATTGAAACTTCTTAGTGTAGGGCCATTAAAAAGTAATTCCATATTTGGGTTAAAGATCTGACCTGTTTGTCTTGCAAGAAGATCAGCAGCAGATACGTTACCTCCTAATGCACCTATAGCAGAAGCTGTCGCTTTTGCAGTCACGAATTGTGATGCAGCATCCATGATTGAAGAGTCAGTTCCAACTGTATTCTTCATCTCTTTTGTCATATTTGCAGTTGCTGCTTCGTATCCCGCTTTATCTCCTTTTATCATTGCTGATAAAGCTTCACCGCCACCTTCTATAGTAGAACCAACTAAACCGGCAGCAGCACCCATCAAAGTATTCATCTTACTCTCACCATAATCTACAGCATTTCCATCTTGGATATTTGATGGCATTTGCATGATGATACTTCCTAATATTTTCTTTGCCTTGTCTTTTGTACCGGCAGGGCCAATACGACGTGATCCTGGCCCAGCGGTTAAACTGCCACCACTTACTTGTTTTGTGGGTTGATATTCAACAATCGTAAATTGTAAGTAGTCAGTTGTCTCAGTGAGTGCTTCAAGTGGATATCTAAATTGACCACCTAAAACTGTCCCCCCTGATATTTTGCCTTTTAATTTATTTCTAGCTTTATTTTTAGCGTTTTGTACGGCCGCCTTGTTACTCGCTATGATTTCTTCAGCAAGGGGATTTTTATCTCTTATCCTCTGTTCTTGTTCTTTTGTGAATTCTACTGCTGACATATCTTTTTTTAACTATTTAGACGTATTTTACCAAAAGGTAATGCTTGGAGGTCTTTAATCTCTTCAGGATAGACACGATATGTCTGACCAACCAGATTTGAAAATGAATAAGTGCGATATTGACCATGATGAAAATTGACCCCACGAAACCCCCATGAGTATACTTCTGTTACAGCGACAAGTGGATTGACATCAAAGATTGTATCCGCTTTCTTTGGTACATAAGAGAATACAAAAAATTGACCTGCCTCTGGAGCAGACACACTATCACTGATAACTTCTTCAAGTTCGGTGACTAATTCACTAGGATCTTCGATACCTATGAGTCGGTCTAATACTGGACTTATACGATTCATTTGACTCCGAGTTCATCCTCCGTCATTACCTTAAATTCATACAAACGATCTTTACAGTATTCACTTGCTGCTTTCCATTTTGCTTGATTACGAGCATACTCATAAGTTTCGTAAAGATAACTCTTTGTCTGTCTTTTCGGTTTCTTTGGAGGTTTTAGTTGTTTTTTGGGTTTTACTTCAATAATATATTTTTTAATCTTTCCAGTTGTCTCTTTGAGTTTGACATAGAAGTCTGGAAAATATCTATGTACACGATTATCAATAGGAGAGCGATATGGTATCGCAATCTCTTCACTTCCCCACTCAAGAATATTTTCATTCAAATCGCAGTAAACCATGAACTTTCGTTCCCAAAGTGATCGATAAATGATGTTTGATGGGTTTCCTTTGTACTTTCGCGGGTATGATGGTTGGTATCTCCCTTTATATGACATAAATATATAAAAACAAAGTCATAAAGGTATTTAGTGTGTCATTAGTATCAAAAATAACCATGACTGATGCCAAAGTCAAATTTGGTAAGTTATCGTTAAATAATCAATATCAAGTTCACTTCGCTGGATTTAATTCAAGCGTTCAAAACTATCTCCGAAATAATGTAGGAATACTCAACGCAGATGATTTTATATCTCGTGAAATGGGTATTCTATGTTTTGATGCATCTTTACCTGCAACTGCCCTAGCGACTGCTGAAGTAAAGGATAATTTCATGGGTGTACCTCAAGAGTTCGCTCATTCAAGATTATATACAGACATTGACTTTTCTTTCTATGTTGATCAAGACTATACATTACTGAGAATATTTGAGGGATGGATGGATTATATAACCAGTGGTGCCGAAGGTGAAGTTGGTGATTTACAGAAACCATATTATCGTAGAATGAGATATCCGGATTCTTATAAAGTATCCTCCATTTACATATCAAAGTTTGAGAAAAATCTTGATCGTGCATTATCATATCAGTTCATAAATGCATTTCCAAAGTCAATCACACCGATCCCAGTAACTTACGGTAGTGCAGATTTACTAAAAGTGTCTGTGAGTTTCAACTATGATAGGTACGTGGTCAATCGTAAGAGAAGACAACGTAGTATTCTTTCAAGTGGACTTGATATTTTTAATTCATTTAGAAGAGAACCTAAAAAATCTGAGAAGACTAATTCAGCTGAATACTCCGAAACCTATCTCACTAATGTATTGACAAAATACTAAAAAATGCTTACAATGTGTTATAAATAAAACACTGAATGAAATATTATGCCATTACCCAAGATTAATACTCCAACTTATGAGTTGACTCTTCCTTCAAATAGAAAAAAAGTTAGATACCGCCCTTTCTTAGTTCGTGAAGAAAAAATACTTGTTCTTGCTTTGGAGTCTGAGGATCAGAAACAAATTACTGATGCGATTATACAAATTATTGGTGATTGTCTTATCACAAAAAATGTTGATGTGACTAAGTTACCTACATTTGACATTGAGTATCTTTTCTTGAATGTTAGATCAAAGTCAGTTGGCGAGTCTGTTGAGGTCAATATTACATGCCCTGACGATGGTAAAACTAAAGTTGAAACATCTATCAATATAGATGACATCAAAGTTGTTAAGAGTAAGGATCACAAGTTAATTGTAAAACTTGACGAAAAGTATTCAATGAAATTGAAATATCCATCATTAGATCAGTTTATTGAAAACAATTTTGATTTTGAAATGGCAGAACCAAATGAGTCAGTTTCAGCAGCGATGTCTATGTTATCGTCATGTATTGATATGATTTATGATGAAGAGGAGAGTTGGGATGCATCTGAGAGTACAAAAGAGGAACTTGATGAGTTTATCGATCAACTCAATACTAAACAATTCCAAGAAGTTGAAGAGTTCTTTAGAACCATGCCTAAATTAAGTCATACACTTAAGGTAACTAATCCCAAAACTGGTGTTGAATCTGAAGTCGTATTGGAGGGTCTGGCAAGTTTTTTCAGCTAGGTATGGCCCACATGAGTCTGGAGTCATACTATAAAGTAAACTTTGCCTTGATGCAGCATCATAAATACTCTTTGACGGAGATAGAAAATATGATGCCTTGGGAACGAGATGTCTATGTAACTCTCTTGAAACAATATATCGAAGAAGAAAATTTAAAAGCACAACAACGTAAATCATAATGGCATTACCCGCAATTGCTGCTACTGTAGGAAAAAAAGTTGCTAAGAGCGCAGTAAAAGCTGGTGCGAAAAAGGTAAAAAGCAAGGCAAAGATGAAAGTGAGTAAACTTTCTGATATGGCGAATGATAAAGTACAAGATAAACTAGGTGCAGAGGGTGGTAAAGTAAAGAAAAGAAGAGGAAGACCAAAAAAGTTTCAGACACTAGCAGAAGTACAGGCAGATATAAACTTAAGAGAATTAAAAAAAGTTCAGGCAAAGTTAAAAAAAGAAAAAGAAAAGAACAAAGCAAAAATATCACCATCAAAATTGACTGCTCCACCAGAGACTGGTTTGATGAAGTTGGAGGAGCAGGTAAAGGTTAACGCTGAAAAGATAACTATAATTAAAAAAATACAACAAACACATAGAGTTAATCATCAGAGAGAAAATGCGGAAATTGCACAAATAAACGGTGTATTGTCAGGTATTGCCGAGTTTATTAAGGCAGATTATGAGTCAAGAGCGGGTGCAGCAGATAAAGAAAATCAACAAATTAGAGAAGATGCTGCTCAAGAGGAACAAGATAAAAAAGAAAAAGGACTTGAAGCAACTGGTAAGAAGACAGGTAGTATGATTGGTAAGATTTCACAGGGTGTTTTAGCACCTGTGAAAGGTGTGTTTGGTAGATTGATGGATGCTATAACAGCGATAGGATTAGGAATTGTTGGAAGTGCTGCATTTAAATTCTTAGCACGACCAGAAATTTTTGAAAAGTTAACTGGAGTTTTTGATTTCATCGGAAAACATTTTAAATGGATTCTTGGTGGACTAGGAGCGATCGCTTTGATTGGTATTGTTGGCCCGATTGTTGCTGTTGCATCCGCAATAGGAACAGTAATTGGTGTTATAGCATCTGCTGCTGTTATCGTTGCTAAGATTGCCTTGATTATAGGTGGTATTGTATTGGCGATAAAGGGTGCTACTGATGTATTCAAATGGTTGCGTGGTGATATGCTTGGAGACTCAAAAGTGTCTGATGCAAGAAAAGAAAACAGAGAACTAATGAAGGAACAAGGTGTTGAGAAGGCACATATTAGTGGTATTTTTGGTGAGAGATATCGTGTGGAGCGTGATGGTGAGATGGTGAAATTAAAGTATAAAGAACTCACACCAGATGAACAGGCAATTGTTGATCAATTTAAAGCAAGAGATCAAGAAATTAAAGATCTTACCAAAGAAAGAAACAATGAGAAAAAAGCAGAAAGAAAGAGAATAAAAAAAGAAAGGAAGGAATCTGATGAACATGCAGAACTTAAGGCAATGCCAAGAGGAAAGGAAAGAGGTGAATTATTTGATGCTTTCCATAAAGAGACAAAAAGATTAGTAAAAGAAAGGCATGATGAGATTGAAGCAGATTTTGAGAAAAAATTAAATTACAGAAAAATAGGTGGAGATGCCTCTGGACTAACGATGGTTGGTGAAGATGGCCCTGAGATCGTTGATTTTAAAACTGCTGTGAATGTTGTTCCGGCACATCGAACACAGGAAACGCTCAAAACATTAGGTGAAAGTGGTGGAACGAATGTTATTACAATGGATTTGCCTCCAATAACGACTCCTGCGCCAGAGGTAAACGTAGGTGCACCTCCTGCCAATACTGAACAAGATATTCCTTCAATAAATCCTTTCAATACTTATATGGTGCTAACTCCAGAAATTTTAAAGATTAGTTAATGTCATCAACAGCAGAATTAAAAAAAGTAAAATTAAACGTCACTAATATCAAAAGTGTATTATTGGATGGTAAGAAGGCTGTTGATGATAAACAGAAAGAACGTCAGGAATTTTTAGATAAGTTAGCAGAGGAGAAAAAACAAAAGCAAGAAGAAAAAGGACTTGAGAAACCCATAGATCCCAAGAAAAAGAAACCTGATTTAAAATCTCCGATCAAGTCATCAATGGGATTGATGAATCGAATTTTCACTTTCGTTGGTGCGATAGTCGGTGGTATCGTTGTGAAGGCACTACCAGATATAATTGATGCTGTTAAAAATATAATTGAGAAGGTAAAACCATTCTTTGAAAAATTAGTAGAAGGTCTAAAACCTGTATTTAATATTATTGGAAACTTATTCAAAGATAAAGGGTCTTATGATTCTGAAAAAGAAAAAGTGAACTCAAATATAGAGGAAGCTAACTTGATGGGTAAAGACATTGATAGTCAAGCGGGTGAGTTGGATAAGCAAAGTGAGGATATCGAAAATGAAAATAAGGGTTTAGCAGCGAATAGTAATGCTTTAGGTGGTGAAGAGAAGGGATTGTTAAAAGATCGAGAACAGAAAAAAGAAGAAAAGGATGAAGATAAAGATGACACTGATGATTCTACTGATGTTGAATCTAACGAAGTTTTAACAGCAGAAAATCTTACAACTCCTGCTGCTGAAGTGGTTAAGGTAGTTGATGGACAGGAAGTAGTTGTAACTGATATGGATGAATCGCTTAAAATACAGAATGAAGCAAGAAATATGTTGAAAAACGCTAATGGTGATGTAGCGTCAGTTACAGAAATATCAAATGTCACGAACGTTATTGTTCCACCCCAAATGCCAATAAAAGAGAATTTTCCTAGAACAAAACAAGGAAGAAGAAATTTTAGAAATGCTTACAAGGAATATGTCATTAAAATGAAACAATATAATCAGACACAAAAAAAACTTGTAGAACCAACTGAAAAGAACAAGAATGGAATTACTGCGTTAAATAGTACAGATGGACTCACTAGCATGAATGGGTCAGGTAGCACAACGATAGTTTATCAAAGACAAGTCGTACAAGTCCCAGTTGCGACACCAATTAAAGTATAATGTCACAGAAAGCATCATCACCAGCAATATATGAAGTCCTTACGATAAGTAAGAATGGTAAAGAGTCGGTATTAAAGGCAAAGACTATTAACTTTAATTACTATGAAAGTTTGTATTCACCAGTTATTACTGCGAATATGATGTTTCTTGATGCAGGTGGATCTACATCTGATGATAAAGATAATATAACAAGTATCAAAGAAGGTTTACCAATCACAGCGTTAGAAGATTTGCTGGTAAAAATACAAACCAAATTTGGAACTCTTGATTTTACAAAAGATCCTTTCAAGGTTGTAAGTTCACCTGTTATGCACCAAGAATCAAATCGTCAAACAGTTTTATTAAATTTGGTAAATGAAAAAGAGATAAAGAATTCTGAAATACCTATCTTTGACAGATTTACTGGAAAGATAAGTGACACCGTTACTAAAATACTTCAACAAAAATTACAAATTAGTCAAGAAAAAAT